AGTCTTTGGGGATCAACTACCTTTAATCCTTTATCCCCTATTCTTCGTACAATTGTTGATGTTGAAAACGCCTTTTTTAATCTTCCAAAAAATGTTTTATCTGCCATAATTTTCCCCTATAACCTATTTAATTAACCAGGTTAAATCTTCGTCTGAGCCATTTATTTTTTGACTCCATTGATTCTTATTTAAACCTGTATTTGTGTATATTCCACCGGATGATTTTCCAATTCTATTTATTGCTAATTTATCCAGCTCTATACCTTGTTGTTTTAATTTTAATGCAGTGTCTCTAACCCACATGCCAATACTAAACGCCATTACTAGGTCATCATTGTATCCTCTTTGGGCTTCTGCTTTGCTTCCATTCCATACAAATACTCTAAGCTCTTCTAGTAATCTTTTTGACCTAATTACACACCCTTTTTCTCTTAAATAAATATCAAGTTTGGAGATTAAAAGTGGTCTGGTTTTGCTAGATGTTGTAAATCCTGGTGTCATTTGACTTCTAGATTTTAAATCATAACCTTTCGTTAACTGAGTTGTGGCATCTGTAACCCCGTCTTGCTTATACGTATAATATAAGTTTTTATAATCTCTATCAATAGCGCTCTGTATTGCTCCAAAACCTACACTTGCATTTTCAATAACTAATAATGCATCGTTATATTCTGTTGCAACGCCTACTAGCATGTTTCCAAAGTCTTTAGGTGTTAATTGGCCTCTATACTCTGCAACTTGGGTTACGGTTTCAACGTCTAATACATGAAAAGTAGAGTAATCACTACCATCACCTCTAGCAACATCAGCTACTACCATGTAATTTTTAGTATAGTCACAAGATTCCCAAATCCAATAATTTCCATCAAATCCTCTTTGTTCTTTAGGATTTTGCATTTGAGAGTCTTTAAACCATTCAAGTAAGCTTCCATCAACAACACTATTACCCGAACTAATAAAATCACAATCACATTCTTGTGAAGCTAATTTTGGTCCTAATAGTTCATCTTGCTCGTTTCTCCAATCTTGATTTCTTTCTGGATGTACTGACCAGTGAAGTCTTATTGTATTAAAACTATTTGTACCTTCTTCTGCCTTTTCCCATGTTTTATGAAAGAAATTACCTATGCCATTTGGAGTAGATAAAACAATTGCTTTACCTCCTGTTGCTAATGTTTGTTGTGCTGAGGCCCAAATTTCTTCAACGCCTTTAATAAATGCTGCTTCATCTATGATTAGTAATGAAAGTGCTTCAGATCTACCAGCATCTCCTGAACTAGAAACTGCCTTTATTTGAGAGCCATTTTTAAACCTAAGACTTAGCTTATTATCTTCAACGGTAACCCCCTTTAACCAACTAGGAAGATAGTTATGCATTTCTCTTACTTTAGTTACTAAGTTTTTTGCAACTTCTTGTTTTGTTGCAATTACAAGAACATTTTTGTCCTGTTGAAATAACATTAGCCAAAGAGAATATCCAGCAGATATTGTAGAAATACCCAATTGTCTGGATTTTAATATTATATTATAATCGTAATGCTTAAATTGTTCAAGAGATCTTTCTTGAAACTGATATAGATTAAATGGAATTCTTCCTCGAGTTGGGTGTTGGATTTGACAATATTTTCTCATAAAGTAGACTGGGTCTTGAGCGCACTTTATGTATTCGTCTTTTATTACCTGCTTAAGGCCTTTAGTCTTCTTCATATATATAAATATATTTCTAAGACAATTTTAGTACTTATTTTTTTCTTTTTTCGAATGATCGTCCACCAAAATAAGCACCGATAACCGTTATCAATACCAGTTGTAATAGGTCAGTCCATTTTTCTTCTACTTCAAAATGAATTGTACCAGCATCAATAAATATCATTAATACCGTACATACAACTAGAAATATAAGAACCATTGGTCTTACATTTTTGGATAACCAAGAATCAGAATTCATATCTGATTTCCATCTGTCTGTTATGTTAGCTTCCATTTTAGTTTCGTAGTCAGAAACTAATTCTTTTATTTTTTGTTCAGCTGCTAACTTTTCTTCTTTAGATGTATGTAGGTTGTCTATTACTCCACCAACACCTTTTACCAAATCAGCTGCACCGCCTGAAAATAACTTTGTTAATATACTCATAACTTTTTCTCCTTATTTAGTATTCAAATGGAGGTGTACCATAATCTTTTTGTTGAATACCATACCAAGTATTTCCAACTTGATAGTACCACCAACCATGTTTGTTGTCTTCTATAATCTTAAATTTGCCCTTTGGTAATGGCGAATCTTTTTTAGAAGCTCTTGCAATGTATTTAAGAACAGGAACACCATCATCCCATGTTTTATCTGTTTTTCTAGCCTTTACAGATTTTCTATTGTCTGTGTTTGTTGCTGTATAAAGCTTAAATGTTGGGTCATCACCAAGAAAAGACTTAAATACATCTTCATTTACAGATTCTTTGTTTATTGACCTAGCTGCCTTAACTGCTTTTTTATGGGCTTTACTTCCTTTTTTAGCTGGTTTTTCGCCTCTTTTTCTTTTGGCATGTATATTTGCCCAAAGGCCTTGACTTTTTTCCGTTAAATCATCTATTGGTTCACTAGTAACCGCTTTATTAAAATCTTTTTCTGCTTGCTCTACTTTCTTATGAAGGCTTATTAAAGATTTTTTAAAAGTTTCTTTCTTTTTAGGATCCTTTTCAGCAACAAACTTTTTTCTAAGTTCTTGCTGCTTTAATTGTATTGATTGAAGAGCTTCAACAGCTTTTTGAAACCTTTTTGTTATTGAAGCTTCAGATAAAACAGATTCTATTTCCTCGCTTAGTATTTTTTTAAATTGTTTTATATTCATAGTTTAATCCCAGTAAATTGTTCTTATTATACTACAATAAATATAGTATTAGTCTTTGTTATTCAACTTTTCCAAATGAGAAGTTATTTGACTCTTTATATTTTCAACGTTTTCGTCTACTATTGTTTTGATTTCGTCTTTATTTTGACTTGACCAATCTTCTATTTTTCCTGTTTCAGTAATATAACCTTTTCTATTTGTTTCTGAAATAAAATCTTGTGCAACCTTAGTTAAATCTTCCATCCAATCTTTTGCGTTTTCAGATCTTATTTTATTTGCATATTCTATATAGTTTCCACCAATTTTTAATTTAGTTTCATAACTTATTCTACAATTAGAGCACTCGCCATACAATTTCCAAAATAGTTTATCCATTTGACCTCTCATATGTTTTTTCTTACACTTTGGGCAAAATAAAGGCATTATTGCTGAATTTCTGGCCTTGTCTAATTTAGTAAGGGTTTGGGTAATTCCGTTCTTTATTGTCCACTTTTTGCCTTTTTCTTCCCAAACTTCTCCTTCAACGTGATCACCTAAACTTTTACCATAACCTACCTGTATTTTGGTTTTACTTCCAAACTGTTTTGTAACTAAATTTCTCATTCTTTGAACTTTATGTTCTGGAATATATTTTTTCATAACCTTTTTCTCCTTTAGAAAGTCATCATACCAGCAATTTGATTTACTGGGGCAAATGCACCTGTTAATTTATATGTGTTTCCTTTGTATATAAAAACCAATCCTTCACTTGGAATTATAGTTTTAAATCCTCCGATAGCTGCAATTTTTTGCAATTGTTGAGTCATTCTATTTAATTTTTTAAGGTCTCCACCTTTTCTAACATCATTAATAGCTTTTGCTACCTGTTTTCTAACATTTTGAATTGCTTTATCTGGATTAGCTGCCAAGAATCCTTCCACATTTTTAAGTACTTCAGCGCCTAATTCAAAAAATAATGTTTCAAAAGGAAGCATATTATTTTTTACTTGGTCTGCATGTTTTATTTTATCAAATTCTTTTGCTTTTTTAAGTAGGTCTTCACTAGGTATAGTTTTCTTGTCTAATCTAAATGACTTATCAAAGAATGCCCAACGTTTAACCAATCCCATTTTAATTGTATTATCAACACCTTTCATTTTTTTATCAACAAAGTTTTCCCACCAAGCTTGATGATATTCAGCAAATGTTGATGTGTCTTTCATATTAAACTTTTTCATAAGTTTTTTAAGTTTTCCAGTAAAATAAGGTTTTTTTGCTGAATAGTCTTGGTGAGGTTTTATTTCAAGAATCTTAGGTCCAATTATAGAAAAGTTTTTTTGAACGCTTTGATTTATTTGTGCAATCATTCCTGCAAGAATTCTTGCTCCGTCTTGAACTGACCCTATGGCTTTGCCATCTTTATATTGTAATACATTATGAAACTGTAGGTATGGTGCATCATACGTAATCACATTGGCAGAG